AAAGTCTATTATGTCTAGCCAATTTCATCATACCGCTACATTCATTGTTTGTATAATTAAATTTCTTTCTTCTTTTTATTTAGCACAGGGAGCTTTCACTCCACTGTGCTGTTGTCATCCTTGACTATGTATTTAGTATAGCATATCAAGTTGTGTTTGTCAATATACAAAGTTAATTTAATTTGTTTTGTTGATTTTACTTATATAATATGAATTTGCACGTTTCTCAATCAATTTCGCAATCAATCTTCGCTCTGCCAGTTCCCTACCAAACTTATAATCAAATTGATCTCCTGCTTCAATATTACAAGAAGCCATAGCTTTTATACCGTCGAATTCTACCTGCACTCTCTTACCATTAGTTCTAACATTATATACTAATAATTTTTCTCTACGAGAAAATGGATCCATAAAATAAGTGTAATCTCCTTTCCAATCTCCCCATTTGTACTTAGGTTTTATTTCTTTATCTAATTTATTAACATGTTCTTGTGTAACAAGAACCGGCACATTGTTTGTAATGTCATTCTCTTTGCATAATGACTTATATTTTTCTGCTCCAAGATTAACATCAATTGATTTATATGTACCATCTTTAAGTTTTAAAACTATTAATAATGTCCCATCTGGACAAAAAATCCCAATATTAATACTGTCTACTTCATATTTATATTTTTCTCCAAATAATGTAAATCCCATAATTTTTCTCCTTTATTTCTTTAATTTAATTTTTGTAACCAGAATACCTGCCAGAAAGGCAAGCGCGAGGCATACAACAAATGTTCCCATATTTAATGCGACCATTTTATTTTCCTTTCCTTGCTTTTAACTCCTGCAGTTTCTTATCAATGGCCTCGTCTTTCATCTTCTTATCAAGGCGCTTCTGCTGTACATCTGCAGATGCATCAAATGCAGCCTTTGTACCGTCTGCAGCTTCTTTTTGCTTTTTGATACCTTCACGAACAACTTCAAGCATTTTGTCTTCTTCCTTGTCTGAAGCGCCAGGAGTAACCTGTAAGGATTTTGTAACCTGCGCCGTTTCAAGAGTAAGAATTGCCTTATCCTTTTCAGACTTAAGATCATTTACCGCCTGAAGCGCACTGTCAAGCATTTCCTTTTGAGCGGTTGCATTAGATCTAAGTTCTTTAAGTGTATCTTTTAAAACAGCAATCTTATCTTCTGCATCCTGCTGTTTCTTCAAATATACTTTAGCCCCTTCATCATCGCCTTTATCGATACAAGCGTTAATGTTTAAATTAAGCTGCATATTTTCTTTTTGTAATGCTCGAAGCTGCTCCTCATAAGAAGTGATCTTGCCAAGCATCTGTGTATAGATCTGATTTGCCTTATTATACTGATCCTTTTTAGCATCAATAGCTTCGTTATAATAAGCTTTTGCCCCTTCCGGGGTGGAGGCATCTTTAATGATAGCCTCCGTTGCTGTACCCGTTGCTCTTGTTTTTACTCGTTTCCCTGTTTTACTTCTGAAAAAGAAAAACGCTGCAACAATAATAGCAATTAATAATACTGCTCCAAATGTAATTTTCATGATTAATCCCTTCCCTCATCAATGTCAAGACCGAAATTCTTAAACAATTCTGTCATTCCTCCGGTATATCCTGATCCAAGTGCCTGGAATTTAAATCCATCTCCGTATTTATAAAGCCTTCCCATCTCTACAGCGTTCAGATTTTCAAAATTCTCATTCTCAGACAGATTATATTCGTACTTATCTCCGTCTGGATTATCATAATCACAGATCATTATAGTTGCATTACTTACCATACCAAAATTCTGAAGGCGCTGTACCGCTCTAAAAATAGTAAGACAAATGGTAAAGTCTGTTTTATTCTCCGGAAACTGATCTGCGTGGACAATAAAATATTCATCGTAATGTTTTCCATTAAACATCATGCCCTGAGAATCATTTCCAGTGAGATTATCTCCGGAATAATCAATCCACGGATAAGCAGATCCATCTCCATATGTATTATAATTTACCAAATCTCCCGGATATGTCACCTTCCGATCTCCATTAGTAAGCATTCCATTGATGTCAAAATCAATATCGGCTTCTCCGGCATATCTATTTTGCTCCCAGTTCACACCAATAAAAAAATTCTTTACTGCAGATCCATCTTCCTTTGTCATACTGATTTTCTGTTTTTTGCTCATATTAATTGTTGCCATAATCTTAATCTCCTTTAATTTACGTTATTTATATATAATTTATTATTTACAGTATAGAATTATTTTTTATTGAGCCAATCTTTATACTGACGAAGAATCTCTGTATACAGCTGCTCATCAGACATTTTATTCATGTCTTTTACTGCTGTAAAACCGGTGTTGTCATGTTTTCTACCTTTCATACCATCAAGAGATTTTAAATAGTCAAAATCTTCATCTCCAATTCCTATGAACTGCACGAAGATGTTGTACTCTGAAAGCTCTTTAATAACTGCATTGGTGGCAAAAGTATCACTGTTCTCACCATCTGTAATAAAGATGATAAATGCTGGAATCTCACTTGGCTCGATATCTTTATAATATGTAACCATTTCTTTCAATACAGGAGCATAATTAGTACCACCCATATACATATGAGCTTTTTTCATAACATTTTTAACATAACTACTATAATTATCAGCGTTAGCAGCTTTTAAGCGCTCTGCTCCATTTGAGAACAGCCAACTCTCAAGTTCTCCATTATCGTCAAATCTTAGAGCAATAGGCAACAAACGAGAAATGGTTTCCTGTACAGATCCATTATCATACAGCCAATCCATACTTCCTGAATAATCCATTGCAAGAGCTACTCTAGCCGTATGTTTTGTCATATCAATCTTGCTTCCCTTAGACATATCAATAAGTACTTTGCCAAGATTTTCATTGTGCTTAGACATATCAATTGTCTGTAATTTTTCTTCATATACAGGTTGCTGAGTTACAGCAGAAGATAACTCTACTGCTGTTTCCTCATCTTTTTTTCCGAATAATTTTCCCAAAAATCCCATTTTAGTTACTTCCTTTCTTACAAATTGCTTTTCTAATCCAATCTACAGGCACAACCATAAATGCTGTCACTAAGACTATAATCCACTGTTTAACATCCATTGGAGTTGTCTGTACTAGATTTCCTACAAAGTTACACAAAACTACAGTCATTGCAAAAATACCCAATGCGATATACACAAATAATTTGTTATTTTTAATTCCTTTGAAAAGATTCATACTATCTGTTCTAATAGTGAATCCATTAAATACTGCCATTAAACACAATAAAGCGAATCTCGCTGTCATAGCCGAAAGTTTTGTTGCAAACATATTTCCAACTGGACCAAATGTAATTACACCAAATAAAGCAATAAATACAATTGAACTTAATGCAATTCTCCCTTTCGCTCCACGGATAAATAATCCGGATCCTTTCATGATAGGTTCTTCATTCATATATTCCTCTTTTGGCGGTTCTCCACCAAAGCTTAATGAGTTAAGTGAATCCATGATGATATTTACAATAAGGATCTGAACTGCTGCTAATAGAGCAGAGCCACCAGAAATAATTGGAAATACCATACTTAAGATCAACAACGAAATATTGATAGGCAGCTGGAATTCAAGGAACATCATAATGTTATGCATAAATGTTCTACCAAGTTCGACTGCCTTTACCACACTTGCAAAATTATTGTCTGTCAAAACAATATCTGCTGCTTCTTTTGCCACATCAGACCCATCCTGCATTCCAAAGCCTACATCTGCTTTCTTTAGTGCAGGCGCATCATTTACACCGTCACCGGTCATAGCAACAGACATTCCAATTTCTTGTGCTAATGTTACAAGACGAAGCTTTGTATTTGGTGAACATCTGGAGATTACTCTTAAATCCGGAATAATTTCTTTCGCTTTTTCATCTGTTATTGCTTCAAATTCATCATTTGTAATTGCAAGATCTCCAGGTTTATAAATACCTGCTTCTGCTGCAACTGCTTTTGCTGTTTCCATGCAGTCTCCGGTGATTTCAATTACTTGTATACCGGCTTTATGTGCTATACTCACAGCTTCTGGCACCTCATTTCTAACCGGATCCACAACACCAATCACACCAAGCAATCCCATATCTGGCAATTCACTATCATTTGATTCATTTGATACCGCTAAAGCAATACACCTCATTGCTTTTTCTGTCATACCTTTTATATATGATTTTAGTTCATTTTTATCTTCTTCTTTAAATTCCCTTAAATGTGCGTCTGCATCAACAATGTGTGTACATTTAGCAATGATTTTCTCTGGAGCACCTTTATAAAATTTCAGAATATTATTTTCTTCATCGTTTAACGTAATAGAAGAATATTTATTTTTACTGCTAAATGGAAGTTTTTCTTTAATATTAAATCTATTGCTGATATCATTTACTTCTTCTGGAGTAATCATACCAAGAACTGCTCTGTCAATAGAGTTTCCACCAGTAATATTTCCATTGGAATCAAATACTGCACTATTATTCATACAGATATTTACATCAATCATTTGTCTGAGCGCATTTTTCTCGTTAAGAATATCATGACAATCTCCACTGATCATAGCTACCGGAGTCATTTCACCTGTTGTGAGAGTTCCTGTCTTATCCGTACAAATTAAATTAACATACGCCAATTCAGGAATTTTACCAGTATTCTTCGCAAGAATATTAAATTTTTCCATTGTCGATACATTCTGTTTAGTTACAAGTTTTACAATGAGTGGCAGACCTTCCGGTACAGCCGCAACAATAATTGTTAATGCATTTGAGGTATTCTGTGCTACTTTCTGAATATTTTCAAGAATGTTTCCTGAGAAATACTGACTTAAACTTCCAGCATTTAAGATACCTGCAATTGTCATAATTACAAATGCTAATGCTGCCGCAATTGTTCCCCATTTTGAAATAAAATCACACAAATGATCCAGAGCAATATCAAGAGCTGTCTTAGGAGGCTCTAAAGTCTGCATTTTGACAAGAGTATCACCGTTAACTGTATTAACACCAACATCTGTAACAATCATTTTTCCTTCACCAGACATAATAACTGTTCCTGCAAAGAGAGAACACTGATCCGTATATGCAGCAGTAGATGTTGTTTTAACATGTTTATAATTAGCACTAGGAATTTTTCTACATTCTTTTGTCTCTCCATTGATAGCGGCATTATTAACAGAAATTTCTCCTTCAACAATAAAACCATCTGCGAAAATCTCTTGTCCAGTTCTCAATAGAACTAAATCACCTACTACCAGATCATCTTTATTAATTGTCTGTACGCTTCCATCTCGGACAACATCACAATATCTAACTGCCGTTTTTGCTCTTAACTCTGCTGCAGATTTCTGTATGCCTAGACCTGTCTTAACAGCAATTTCAGTAACAATAGCTAAAACTACTATAATCATTACAGGTTCAGAAAGAGACATTACTCCCATAGCTCCTAAAACTAACTGGAATAAAGCAATTATTATTAGAATCATAGTAATTGGTTCAGTTAATGCTTCCTTAGCAAAATGATACCATTTTTTCAATTCAGGTTCAGGAAGCTTGTTACTTCCATGTAATCTTCGACTCTCTTCGACCTGTTCATTTGATAAGCCGTTCTTCATTTAAAATTTCCTTTCTATTTCTTCTAGTATTCTGTAAAGCTTTCCCAGCTTTCCAGTGAATCTATATATTATCATTACTACTGCGTACATAAAGGTTGTAAGAAACACTATAAAGACTAATATTCCCATTGATACCAATACAAAGTACACAGTAAGTAATGTAATATTTAACAATTCTGTAATCAACATCATGCCTTAAGCATTGCCTGCAGTTCCTCAATAGACTTTCCGGCAAGCTCCTCATTCTGTTTGCGTTCGATCAGTTCAAGCAGCTTCTGATTGTATTCTTTTTTGTCTTTTGCCTGAAGACGCTCTTCAATCTCTTCCTGCTTAAACTTAACAATATATTTTACAATCTGAATTTTATTTCCCTTAAAGAATATGGCGTAAAATATTATACAAAGCTTCTAATTTTCCGGTTTCCTCGTATATAGCTTCTACAATTACAGCTAATACCGCAGCACATATAAAACACAAAATTAGTAGTAAAATCAATATCACAATCACCATAAACAGAAATGCCGCAATATCTCCGAGTATTCCCATATATTACTCCTCTAACATGGCTGTCAGTTCTTCGAGACTCTTGCCTTCCAGAGCTTCGTTCTGCTTTCTCTCAATGATTCTCATAATCTTCTGATTGCGCTCTTTCTTATCTTTTGCAGCTAGTCTCTCTGCAGCTTCTGTCTGTTTTACCTGTACAATGAATTTCACAATCTGAATTTTATTTTCCAGCTCCTGATCTGCTTCAGATTTAACCTGTAACAGACTTTCTTCATCACTCTGCTTTTTCTCTTTATTCAACAGTTTGAATACTGAATCCAAATCCTGCAGTTTTAGATCCCATAAATCCTCTACTGAAATCATTCCTTTGAACGGGAATCTATATTTATATCTTGTTGCCGCCTCAAAAATATTTGTAAGTTCCATGTTTTTATTCCTCTCTTTCTATTTGTTTAATTAAATTGTATTAGAATTTGATTTTTAATACTCGCTCTGTAGCACCCTTTACCTTGATAATCAAATCATTTCTCTTTGTAAGGGAGAATCCTACTCCAGAAAGCTGATCATCAACATCTTTTACATGTGCCTTCGCTCCAAGCGCTTCAAATACTCTTCGGTGCTGCTCAAGTTCCGGTTTCAAGAATTCATTATAATATCCATTCGGCTCTTCTGGATTGATGCAGTCCTTCAGCATAAAGAATAAATGCTGATGACCAATTCCCTTCTGTTCATCCCAGTAATTTGGTGAGTAACATACAACTGATACCGGTGTAAACTGCAAGGTTTTAATTCCCCAGACATCTTTACTGATTGTTGCACAATTTCCTGGAAGTTTGTCCACTACTTTGAAATTTCCTGACTGATCAAGTATTACTTCTGCAACATCTACATTGCCACGTACTGGAGCATTGTATTCGTAAGAATGAATTTCTCCATTTACTTCAATTTCAGCTTTAAATCCCTGAGATCCTCTGTATGCGAACTGATTTACAAAAAACTTATATGTTCCAGGAATCATATCAGCTTTAGATGGATATGTAATATTTTCAACAGCCACCCCATTACTTGCTTTACACTGATCAACTGGCTGAGTAATATCAATGTCCAATTCTCCTCTAGTACGTCGTGATTTTTTCCAACTAAAATAAATATGATCTCCACCTTTTGGTTCAATACAATGTGCATCAAGGTCAGAATTATCCTTTCCATCTTTATCATTCCATTGAATAGAGAATCTTACAATACCTGTGACTGAACCACCAGCAGCTTTTACATTTTCTTTGATATCTGAATCTGTAATATTACCGGTATACGCCCAAGACATTCCATTGTTCCATTTGAACATTGTTTTCGCATCAGCAACTTCTGGAGCAATCAAAGATACCATATTTTGAATATGTTTATTCTCCAGGTATACTTCCAGTTCCTTTGCCACTGGCAAAACATTCTTAATGAAATCTTCTGCACTTATTTCCTCTACCTTAGAGAATCGTTTTGGATCAATTGCAACATCCTGTTCCATTTCGTCAAACAAATCCATAGCACCGGTAATTCTCTTTGCTGCATCTTTATTTGAGAAAAGTATATTGTTTACTGTGATATCATCCAATGTCGCAAATCTTCTCTGTAATGAATCCATATAACCAAGTTCTGTAATAGTCTTCTTTGCATCTTCAAGCATCTTCTTTGTAAAAATTGCCTTTGGACGTTTATAATTTACAGGGGCTACAATCTGCTCATATTTTCTAACGGCAAGGTCAAGATCCATTCCTTCGGAAATATTCACAAGCAATGTTCCAATACTATGGTTACGAATCTTACCGATAACGGCACCTGCAGCAATTGACTTTTCCCAGATCCAAAGTTCTTTCTGTTCATCTGTAAGCTTTCCATATTCTTTCTGATAATTCTTAAATTCAGTAAGTTGCTTTTTCCATTCGGCACCTTTATATAAAGAATTTTGAGCAATCAACTCAAGTACTGTATCTACAGCTTCTTTACTAATTTCATCAAGAGAACGTTTAAATACATTACGGACATCTCTGAATTGACTTAAATCACCTTCAAGTGTATGTCCATAACATTCCTTAAAGATACAAATTTCTGGCAGATCTACGAAGAAATGCTCGTATTTATTAATTTTTCCTGTCGGGAGCATTTCTCTATTTTCAGGAGTACCAATTCGTTTCTCTTTTTTGAGGAATACCCCTAATACCGCTTTCTGTTTTACATAGGCATCAAGCGCAGCTGCGACTACATTATATTTATCATCTGATACTGGATTAATTCCCCAAATGGTATGTAACTCACCATTTTTAATAGATACGACGTTACCAACGTCTCTGATAAAATGTCTACAGCAACTACAGTCATATTCTCTTCTTTCTCTGTAAATTTCATTTGTACCTGCCGGAAACGAATCCAGATATAAATTATAAAGCTCCTCGGTATCCACATTTACTGTGAATAATCTTGAAGAATCTTTAGACATCTGCTGTAAATTTTTCTGGATTGCCTTTACAAAATCTTTAAACATATCTTTATCTCCTTATTGTTTAATTAAATTTTTATTTTCACTGATTTTTCTTTTCTTATTCGTGACTGATTCTTTTTGAACAATTCATCAAATACTCTTGGAGTATATTTTTTATCTGGTACAATTTTTTCTATTCTTTTAGTAGCATCTCCATATAAAACACTTGCACACGATTGATGTTTTATCGTGTTTATAATTTGTATTTTATTCTTAGCTTCTCTTCGTCTATCACAAATCTCTTGCAACTTTTTGCATAATTTATATCCTTCTGCCGCAGAAAACTTATGAAATTCAATATAATGCAAAATGTCTGAAATTTGTAAATCAGTATATGAAATAATAGAATTAAGTTCTTTTGAATAATCAGTAATTTCATTCATCTTACTTGAAAATTCATTTATACTACCGATAATTTCACCAACTATATCATCTGTTGTAATTGCTTCAACTCCATTATAATCGGTTTCACAAATTTCATATGGTCCAAATTTTTTTAATACGTCTGGAATATTATTTGCTTGAATTGCCTTAATCTTTTTCTTTTCAATTTCAGGAACCAAGAGTGCATCAGCAAGATCAGATACTAATTTGATTCTTCCTGTTTGATCTCTTGCGATGTACTCTCCATTTTTCCCTTTTAAATAGTAACATATCATTGTTCATGCCTTTCTGATTGAGTTAATCTAATTCGTTTTGATAAGTCAACTATATCACCGTTATTTGCATTTGTCAATAGTAAAAGTTAATTTAATTTGTTTTTGTATTCTTCTTCACTTATAATAGGAATATTCAACTCAGAAGCTTTCTTATTTTTACTAGATCCACTGTTTTTATCATTGGTAATTAGATAATCAGTTGCCTTTGTAACTCCGGACACAACTTTCCCTCCTTTTGATTCTATATCCGCCACAAGTTCATCTCGGTTAGCAAAAATATGTAACTTCCCAGTGATACAGAATTTCTTTCCGGACAATGAATCACTTTCAGAAGAAATTTTATCATTATTAAGTTTCGAAAATATGAACTGTTCTGCCAAAGCAATAACGTAATCATAATTTTCCTTAAAATATCTATGGATAGAAATATTTCGCTCCGTCCCTAATCCTTCAATACAGGTAAAATTAAAATCAGAAGCAGCATCTTTAATAAAAGTTTCGAATGGATAGAGTATTCCTAATTCCCTGGTTCTTATTTCTTCATATCTAGCAATATCCTTTGCAGCTCTACCACCAATTAACGGAATATTTAATCCTATAATAAATTTTTCTATGGTAGTATTTCTGCTAGACTCAATAGAATCTAAAATATTCGCAATTTTCTTTGCTCCCATTCTAGGTAATCTGGATAATTCTATAGAATGATCCTTCAAATAATACAGATCAATTGGTGATGTCACAAGCCCATTATCAATCAATAGCTGCAATGTAGCCTCAGATAATCCATTAATATCATGGGCCTTTTTCCCTACAAAAGCATTTAATTCACCCAGAAGCTTGCCTTTGCATCCAGCATTCATGCACATCAATACTTCAGAATCGTTCTCTTTTACGACAGACACCGGCTTACCACAAATCGGGCATACTTCAGGGATTTGAATAAATTTTATATTGTTCATTATACATACCTCCAATGGTATTTTAGATTTTTAGTGTTTAATCCGTTACACATTCTTGCAATGGTGTGTTCGCAATCACCTGTATCCATAGACGCTGAACGAATAGACCTGTATGTCTTACCTGTTTCTTCGCATAAAACGCGCTTCCACGATTGATTATTTGTTGTAGATTTTTTAGTACGTTCTATTCTTGTTCCATATTCTGCATTATATTTAGGAGTACACCATTCTAAATTATCAGAACTATTATTCATTTTATTTTCATCTATATGATTTACCTGTGTTTTATGTATAGGATCGTCATTAGTTACAAATGCTGTGGCTACTAAACGATGTATTAATTTGTTTTCAGTTTTTCCATTCTTGCATAAAATAACAAACGGATAATGCTGACTATCTTTAGGTAAATAAATTTTTAATAATCTTTCGCCAGTATTTCTATAACCATTTTTATTTTTTACAATTCTATTCAAACTTTTAACATTACCTAAATTACTTATTTGATAATACCCTTCATATCCTATTATATCTTTCCATATTTCTATTTTTATATTATCCATTTATCATCCACCATTTTTGCTTTTGTAATATATGGAATTACTTGGTTTGCTTTAATTATCCATAATTTTTGTCCAACATAAGGATGCCCCAATTTTTCTTTTAATATAGAAAGATTAAATAAACTAGCTTTTGTTATAATACTTCCTTCTATTTCGATAGGTTCAAATACGGCTATCGGAGAAATAATTCCGGTTTTACCAACTTGCCATTCAATATTAATAAGTGTCGTAATATATTCTTCATTATAAAACTTGTATGCCAGAGAATGACGTGGATATTTATCTGTGACTCCGAGTGATAATCCATAAGCAATATCATTATATGCAGCAACAAGCCCATCAATTGGATAAGATAAGTATGCTGCCTTTTCCTTTAACAGATTAATAACCTCTTCAAGATTCTGATTTTCTTTATATACACGAATATAAGGTACAATATCAAATCCAAGTTCTCTTGCTTTTTCAAATCTTTCTGACATTAAAGGTAGTTCATCCATACCGGCAGGTACCTTCCATACTATAAAACGAACATGACGTTTGGCTGCTATCTTACTATCTAGCTGTCTGACTGATCCTGAAGCAAGATTTCGCGGGTTCTTATATCTATCTTCTTCGTGTTTAATTAAATTATTAATTTTCTCAAAATCTGTATATGTAATAATAGCTTCTCCTTCAATTTCAACGTGGCCTTTCTGATTAATATGCATAGGAATATTTTCGAACGCCTTTGCATTGTGAGTAATAATTTCTCCTGTGACGCCGTTTCCGCGAGTTTCAGCCTGGATCAGCTCTCCATCTTCATACGTCAAAAGAATTGTCAATCCATCCATTTTACACATTAGCAAAGAATCTTTATCACCAATAAATTTTCGAAGTATATTCACATCTTTAGTTTTATCAAGAGACATCATTAAATGTGAATGCTCAATTTTCTCTAATTTACTTTTTACTTCATATCCAACACTATGGACTGGAGAATTACTTAAAATAACTCCTGTTTCTTTTTCCATTTTTTCCAACTGATCACACAGATCATCATACTGATGATCCGTAACAATACTTTCTGCATTATTATAATAAGCATCTCGGTACTGATTAAGTTTTTCAACCAATGCTTTCATTTCTTCAATCTTGTTCATTTTTTCCTCCTGTATTATGTATAATTAAATCGTCAAAATATCAAAATGTACTGACCAATGATCACACATCATATCAATTGTTGCATCCGCGATATCGTTAACGCACTCGTCATCACATTTGACTGAATCAAACTGAGAAATATCAATATAATGCTCTGCTGTTCCCTCTTCAAAAGTAATGATATTATCATTTACTGTAATATTAACTGGATTCAACTGCATATGAGATATTATTGCAGATTCTTTTTCTCCTACAGAGAAATGTACCGCAACAGTTTTATTGTCATATGCTGCTTTTTCAAACATAATATCGATTTTCTGAGCTACTTTACTTGCATTCTTTACAAATTCTTTAACCATTTTTTGTTCCTCGTAATAAATTTGATTTTAATGAAAGTTAATTTAACTTGTTACTTTATTTAAACATGGCGACTATATTAAATAGTCACCATATTTTTTAAGAAAATACGCAGGTCTTTTAATTTTTATTCCATATTGGCGTTCAATCATAGACCGAGTTTCAATATCATATAAAATCTTGTTTTTATTTGAATTATATTTCCGGATTAATTCATTTGCCATATTGATTTGACCTGAGATATTGATTTTTTCAGCAGTCATATATGATACATCTATGGACTTCAATGCTGCCGCTAATGAATTATACATTTGCCTTCCAAGACAATGCGGATCATCTTTTACAATATGAGATCTTTTTATAATGGTTCCATCGTCCATAAGTTTGGATTTAGTTCCATATGGATATGTTAATTCCATTGTCATATTGCTCTTTTGTGCAGTTAAAATTAATGCTTCACTTACATTTACAACTCTTCCGGAATACAATTTCATTGTATGATTTTCTACGTCGATATCATCAAGTTTTGCTCTAATCGTGTCTTCAAAATCTTTAGACTTGCCATATTCAAAAATGCTCAGAATCATAAATCGATCTCTAGGATTCTTTAATGCTTCGATCCATGTTAAAATTGTATCTCTTGATACAATCTGATGATTTAACAATGTCTTATTTAATAGTGCTGCCAGCATATCAGGTGTGATAGTTGCATAGATATTTTGTCCATTTAACACTAAATTCTCATTAACACACCAGTCCGTATATTGTGTAAGAGTATTATTTACTACAATAATAGACTCTAATGTTGTAAATTTGAACAACTTATACATTTCTGTAATCTCATTTAAATTAAAGTCACATAAATCCTTTTGATACATATGTTCAAACGGCGCAACTCTCTTAAATCTAGGTACAAGAGGAGTAACGCTTGCAACAGTTTTTAACTTAAATTCGTAAAACCTTTGTTTTCTATCTTCGTTATACATTTATATTCTCTCCTCTAAAAAAGGAATTAATCTTTTCCTTATCTTATTAAAGTTTCTCGAAAAATCATATATTATTTTTTCCTCACGTTCCGCATCATAAATAAGAAAACGCTTATAGTTCTCTATCATTGATATTTTATTTTTTCCATCATAATAATGAAATAAAATCGTAAGAATTATAATTTCTTTCTTTGAATATTCTTTTTCAAGATACTTATCATCTTCTTCTGTAAGCATATTCAGATCTTCGATAAATTCCTTTGATACTCTAATGATTTCTTTTCGTTGCTCAGGAGAATCACTTTGCCTTTTACTGAAATATAATCTCTTAATACATTCTGCCAGAGTTGTTGAATCAATAAGCCCGCCTATTTTTATTTCCCCTTGCAAATTACACATACTGCTTTCATTAATACGCTGGACCACTTTATTCTGAGCTGCATATGAGTTATATGTGTCGCTTAACTGTTTGCTCATTTTAGTTTTCTGGTCATACTGATATATCATACGGCGAGATTTATCAATGTCAAAGTTTGTAATTCTCAGCTCCATTGGATAGTTAAAATTTGGATTTTTACTTCTGGCCTGGAACATTGATACATATCTATGATATCCATCGTTTATATCAAACGCCTCTAAAGAATGAATAATAAGCTGACGTGATTGCTCATCATAATGAAAATCTGCGTATACATCATCTTTCGGGATATTCAAAGTGATTGTATCCGGAACATAAATATGTTCAAGCATATCTGCCGTAATTTCTTTTACTGCACTCTTATTCAATGTAATACGATATAGCTCATTATTATCTCGTGTTACTTTAGTCATAGCACGTTGTGTGACAGGATTATAGTTAATTAATCCTGATTCTTGCAGAGCGCAAAATGTATCTACATTTAAAGATCCTATCCATTGATCATCGCTTACCTGAATCATATTGAACACCAACGGGAATTCAATTTTATTTGGTTCTTCGTATTGCATCCCACTATATTTACTTATTTCTCTGTCTGTAAAAAAGTCAGATAACTTTTTGCGATAATCTTTCTTAGTGGCATTTAATATACTATCTGCAATTACAAAAAGTGTATAATCATTTGCTTCTTCAATACTCTTTCTACTAGATAAAAAATCTGAAAAAATGCCTTTGGGATAATTATATTTCTCATATGCATAATTGTAAATTTCTAGCTCGTCACTCTTATTAATTAAGATATTAAAAAACTTTTTGGATAAATAATCTTCTAAAATACTTCTATCGACATTCATTTTTCTCACCTCTTTCCTCAGATTATATCACGCAAAGTTAATTTTGTCTATATTTTTGATGATAAATTTTTCGACATGAACTCCGTTGCTTCCTTTCTTGAGTTATTTTCTTCAACTGTATAAATACTGGTTGTCTGTATATCTGCATGCCCTACGGCATTTTTCGTAGCAACGATATCTTTTGTTTCCTTATAATATAATGAAGCAAAAGCAGCTCTTAACTTATGCGGAGACACATGTTTACCAATTCCTTTCTCGGCATATTTGACTACCATACAATAGATTGTTTGTGGATCCATACGTTTTCCATTTTTTGATATAAAAAGAGCATCCTCTTTAATCCCCATATTATATAGTATTTTATCTCGATCAAGGATCCAATCTCTTAATACACGTATGGAATCATCATTTAATTGATATACCTGTTCTTTATCTCGCTTGTCGATAATAGTCAAATTGTGAGTCTCAAAATTTAAATCACTTAAGTTAATTTCGCTTAATGCAGTTTTTCTCATGCCGGTAACCATAAATAAATATAATATAGCATAATCTCTTGAATGCCATTCTTTTGGCATGTAAGAATATTTTACGGCGCCCAATATTCCATTTAAATCATCCATTGATAAAAACACTCTTTTAATCGAGTCTTTTCTAATAGGCCGATTTACATTGTCCATCGGATTCCTTTCAATATCTCCTCTCCGATACAAAAAATCAAAAAACCTATTTAATGTGCAACATACCAATTTAGTATATGCCACAGACGACTTTTTAATTTCACCATTACCATCTTTTACGTATTTAATATGCTCCAGATACCTTGCGATATCATCTGCGTCAATTTCGCTTATATCTTCTACATCTATATAATCTAAGAAATGATGAAGTTTTCTAACGTAATTTAAACAAGTATTCGGGCTGCGAACAGCCTGAATACTCATATAAAAATCACTCACGCATTGTGGCATATCATTAAGAATTTTCTTAACATTCTTATTTAATTTTAATTCATGCTCCAACCTTCCATTCATAACTTCATTCTCCTCTCTAACATAATTCCAGCTTGTTGATACCATGGCAGTATCACACTACAATATTCTTTGACTTTCCATGAATACCATTCTCCAATCCCCATAAACAAAAGTAATCCAATTGCTGAAATAAGTCCTTTGTTCACCACAATACATAATAATAAACATGGCACTACCCATAACCAATTCGTAGAAAAGTTGCACCATCTTACTAGCCATTTTTCGCTCATACGATCAAAACTCGTAATTTCATCTGGAGTCAAAGAAGTCTGTGGTGGGTTTGCTTTTGCTCTCCTTTTAACAAGTTCTGCTCCTCCGACATTTTTTTCTCCTGGTTTTATATACTTATTATATTCTTCTGTTATTTTTGATGCTGCTCTTTCTTGTGGTGTCTTTCTTACTTCCGGTATACTCCAAAAAATCATTTCTATTACTTCGATTGGATATTCAGGATATAATATGGCTAAAGAAAATCCATTGTCCATTAAATAATATAGAAAACTTACCATTTTTTCTGATTCTGTAAAATCATCCATTTTATATCTTGGATCATATGGTGCTACAGCTGAAGAATTGTAAATACGTTCCCTATTTTTAAATTCTTCATATCTTTTTTCAATGTCATTAACACAACGCATATAAAATTCTCCAGTAGTAAGCCTTTCTACCTCCACTTTTTCAAATTTTATATTATTTCCATAGACAATGTATTCCTCATCTCTTTCTTCGGGTGTTAAATCATCATAAAATTTCTTTGCTTTCTCAATGAGTTGCTTAGGAGTTAGAGCATATCCCTTATATGCTCTGGCTTCTTCTTTTGTTAATCTCATTTTAAAATCACCTTACCCCTTTCTAAACAAGTATATCTAATATAATAAGTTTTACCATTTTTAGTAACTATTCCCCAATTACGAATTGGAACCCCCGTGTCTATCATCTTCTTCAATTTCTCAATTCGCCTTCTGTCAAAACACCATTCAATCATGTAAGAATTAAAGTTCTCAATAAATTCTTCTTTATCAAAAACAAGAACTCCATTTTTTAAATATGATATGGTCTCTTCTTTTGAGTTACCGTCCTCCATAATTATTTTAAAGTCAGTTAATGGTTTTTCCTCTATTATTTCACCTTCTAATGTTTTATAAGACTGCTTATATGTATATTCTGTAAATTTTTGTATTTTATTACAAATCGGACAATACAAATCTTTAATATGCCCCTTTTCTCTCTGTTGTCCAATTTTTCTTGGGATAGGAAACTCAAGTCCACATTCTGGGCATATAAAATTTGATATAGTGCTTCGTTTCTTTTTAGACATTTTAATACTTCCTCCTTATGCTGCAAATCCAAATTCTGATAAATTAATTGTTTCTTTTCGAGGTAAATAATCTGATCCACATGAATCACATATTTTTTTGACTTCCTGATCACTTAATATCTTGATTACTTTCATTTCTCCGGCAATGATCCATTCTCCAGTCATTACAGGAGATGTTTTATACCGGTAAAATCCATGTTTTGGAATATAATCTAAGTCAGCTTTTATATAATTAAATTTTCCAGATTCAGAAATCCCATTTGATTCTGCTTCTTCACAGTAATCATGATCAATACAATATTCAACCATAGCCCATACAGTATCCGGCCGCATATAAGTAATCTTGCCATTTACCTTTTGCCCTATATGTGAGACATACGGAGCTGCATCATTAATATGAAAGCCAGGACGATATCTCAATGGCCCAAGTTTGCTTTTTACCTTTCCATTTTCTAATCTTTCTCCTGGTTCTGCACTAATCCATTCTCCAATTGGAATATTCGTATTTGCATTTACATACAGAGGAAATAGTTTCCCCGGATATTTTTTAGATACCCTAAAAAGCTTATAACCAATTACTGTTTTCATTATACCACTCCTCTTTTACGTTTTCAATATTTTATTAATCATGTATAATTAAATTTTTATTTCAGTTTTTCATTGATATATTTTGTTTTACTTCTTACATAACATTTATGGCATGTAAGGCAGCTCTTTGCCCCGCAATTAATATTTACATCGCGCGCGTTGATATAATTTTTATCATATATTGTAAAGATCTTATCAATAAAATCATATCCAGGATCTGCTTGATCATTAATGCAAGGGCTACTATATATAATCTGTAAGTTACTTGGCTTTTTTTCGCTGGCTTCTAACGCTTCTTCAATAATCCAAGGATTTTTTGTCCATAAAGCAAAGTGCACATGTTTATTCTTTTTACAGATATGAAAATAATTAATCACTTGTGTAACATTAATTAAATCACCAAAACTCTCGAATCTAAAAAAGGAAGCATTGATTATTGGAATCTCTGCTTCCTTTAATATCCTACCAGTTAAAATTTTTGTATTTCGCTCTAAACATGCATTCAAATTTTTATACATTTTCATTTGTCTTTGTGCATAACAATGTGAACACACCAGTTCAGAATTGCTTGATCGATTCTTGCAATATTCATTACACAAGCAGCTAGTTGATAAACTCTGCATTCCTTCCATTTTCCCTGAATGATTTACAGTATAATGAACTCCAGTTACCTTTTCAGCCTCTACTACTGTTAAAAATTTTTCTCTTACTGTTTTCATTTTATCAGCTCCTATAGTATTATATTGTTATTGTATTATATTTTTGCAATATAAAAGAGGCAGCTCTTAGCCACCTCTTTTATCGTTCTTTTATAACCCCAAAATCTTATCTCCGTGTAATTTCTCTGCTACATTTCATCAAATACTGATCAAATTCCATACCAGTAAATTCAAAGAACATTTCTTTTACCGCTTGTTTGTCACTACTTTTATGATAAATATTGAATATGTCTTGAGCCATACCAGATATTTCAAAATCCTGCTCGTCCATTATATCTTTTAAAATAGTGTCAGCATCAACAATTTGACCATCCGGAGTGTTTGTATTCAATTCTTCTACATATTTAAGCAATTGTTCCATAACATACACCTCATTCTTTCTTAATCCGAAACAATCTCGATATCATAATAAAAATCTTCCCACTGCCATCCGTATTCATCACAAATAGCATCCATAAGGTCTACTGGTGATTCAAACTCCACATTGTTTGTTTTCTGATAATTTTTAATTACTTCTGTAACATGTTCTTTACTATCGTCAGATATAATAATCATGTTCCATGATTCAAATTCCTCATTAAATTTCCATTTAATACTTAAAGAATACTTGTTCATACTTTTACCTCCTTAAAAGCAATTCAATCTCATAACACTACCCATAGATTTCTACCATAATATTCTTTTCTTATATGATGAATATCATTGTCAATTTTCGATAACTCAATCTTTTCAAAAGTTACATTTTTACAGCCATCCATAGTTCTGTTTCCAAATCTATTTTTAGTACATTCAATTCCATTTGATGATTCCTCAACCATAACAGAAGTCACTTTTCGTAAATGTTTGATTTTTTGTGTTTCTTCATACGTCATATTATTTACATCCTTTACAATGAAAGCAATTTTTTTATCGTGTCATAAATACTACATTTCCGACTAATTTTTCATTTTCCATTTCTTTTATATAATTTTCAATGACGGTAATCTTAACCAAATCATCTAAATTTGTATAAATCACAATCATTGGAATAGGTAATCCTTCGTTATCTCTTACTTTTTCTTCTAAATTTTCCATCACAAACTTACAGAAACTTATAGGATCGCACTCTGTATCATACGTCATATAAGTATCCAGATAACTTGGACAGAAGTCACCATAAGAATAAATAGTAGATTTGTTATATTTTTGAATTGCATAAGCAATTTCAGATTTCTGTTTTTCTCCTGTTACTCTAATCATCTTTTCACATCCAATCAAAAATTTATAATTTACCGTTCATAAAATTCATCATAACATATTTTTTTTAGAAACACAATTTCATCAATTATTTCTTTGATTTCATTACGTTCATACATAAAACTCTCCTCATAACAAATTATTTACAGTTATTCCAAATTCACACACCTTGCTTTAATTTTTTCCATATTAACCTCCCACGCCCTCTAATTTTACTCCGCAATTAGGACAATACCCTTCAATATCTTTAATTAAAATCTGCTCTTTACAATTTGAACATTTCATAAAACTGTAAATATCGTCATTGACAAACATCCATCTTCCACCATGATTTTCTATAATCATTCTATACCCTGTATCTTTTACTTTTGCCATTTTGTAACACCATCTTTCTCATAAAATGAAAGTCGAAATTCATTTATTTTCTTCGTACCACAAATCAGAAATTGCATGAGTTAATTCTATTTGCAACATCCATGTCGTATTTGCTCCAAAATCACAGCTGTAAATTTCTCTGATTCCACCCAAATCTGTCTCAGGATCAAAAAATCCAGTTTCTTCTACTTTAAGAAATTCACCATACAATTTTATTAATTCTTCTTTTGATTTTGTTTTAAAAATATTAACGTGTCCCATATATCATACCTCCATTTTAATAAATTCAGTCTTTCAATTCCATTATATATACTCCAAAACATCCAGTTTTCCACATCTAATCATCCTCCTCGTTATAATCCCATCCGAATATTTCCGCAACTTCTTCTCTTATATCTTCATCAGCCCTCATAGCACTGCAGCAATTACAAACTCGAATTGTTTTCTGTACTCTTTTCCCTAATATCTTGCCATAATAAGTATATTTTGAATTAGGTGACTTAATTTCACTTGCTCCGCATAACCAACAATGTGTCATATTATCACTCCATTTTTGATACTGAATTACAAATTTTCTGATTAAGTTTCTGATATATTTTCACTGATTCATCCAATGCTTTAATTATAGATGTTTCACATGTTAATTTTTCTGCTTTGTAAGCATTATCAATTAAGCAAATCAATCCATTTGATAAAATACTTATTTCTTCTTGTGTGAGTTCCAATTTAATTTTTTTCGCCTCTGTTCTTTTTACATAAAACTTATGATCAAATCCCCATTGTGAATATAATACTTTTAATGTCTGATCATAAGTTCCACCAATAACACATCCATCTTCGTAACAAAATCCTTTACTATCATCAAAATAAATATATTCATCTTCTTCTAATCCATCAGAAAATAATTTATCTGTATTTCCTAATTGGACAGAATTAAGACCTACTTGTAAAGTAACTTCTCTATATTCATTTGTTGG